TTTTCTTCTTTTAGCAAGTGTATTTCTTGCTGGTGGAACTGTATCATCATCTAATTCTGGTGATATACGAAGCAGCTCATAAGGCAATCTAAAATAAGTAGCATTAGGAATAGGATTACTTACACCAAATATTGCTTGAGTTGTAGGATTTCGTGTTCCTGAAAACCATTCTCGATTATTAATTTTAAATTTTTGTTTATTAGTTGCACTACCTTTTGTAATAAAAGGAATATTGTCACCAATTGGATTTGAAACATAAAATTCTTGATGGATTTTCTGTTCGTTATAGTTATGTAATAACAAATCACCTATTGCGTAACCTTTAAATTCTGGTCTTTCTGCTAACTCACCTAAAGAAAACATTCCTAATATTTTTAACTGCTGGTAACGACCCAAGCTAATTATCTGTGACCATAAAAGTTGAGAGTTAACTCTTATTCCACCAAAGCCATCTTCATCATTAAAATTTGCAAAAACAAGAGGAATAATATCTCCTAAGTTTGCTAACTCTTGAACACTATTAAAACTAAATTGAGGAGCAAACCTTCTCGTACCAGCAATATCAGCCGTTCTTCTACTTGAACCCCTACTTGTATCTGGTCTAGGTGTTAACAAGTATGCAATAACACTTAAAGCAACACCAACAGCTACTTGCCCTAAAAGGGTTAATCCAGCAGCATTGTAAAGAGCAAAAGCACCAGCAGCAGGGCCAGCAAATATCTCAGGAACTAAACCATAAGCTGCTGGTCTTTCTTTTGACTTAGCTGCTACTTGTTCAACAAATTGCCAATACTCTTCCTCTGTTATTCCAAGGAGGTTACAAAGATCTGCTTCCGTTGGAAGTAACACCCTTCTACCAAAAGGTTGTCTAGCGGACACCAAATCACCACCTGGCCTCCGAATGTTTTTCGGTAACTCAGCCATCCTTCCTCGTAATAAGCAGCCATGCCATAACCATCATCTGATTTGCATAAACCAATTGTTCCTAGTTTAGGGGGTGATTCAACTCCCCACCTATTTAATTCTTCAAAAAAGATACTATAGTCTTTTCTCTTTAACCTTCGATACCAATCACGCTCTCCTTTTGGAACAGTAAAACCATAATGACCCAATACTGTACGAACCAAAGACAGGCAATCACCAGTTCCATGCTTAACAGGATCAGAACCTAAACGATATTTAAGTCCTATTAATTCATGTGGCTTCAACGGTTTTGAATTGTTCCTGTTAACGGTAACTGATTACATTGTTCTGTTGATAAAGATTTTTGAGGAACATTTGCACCAACAGCGTCAATAGCAGAACTTAATAACAGTTCAATTGATTCTGGATCGTATCTCATGCCAGCAGCTAACCAATACTCTTTTGTTAACATTGAATTTCTAGAAAAATCAGTATTCATAAGCCATACTTCAACTTCAACGTAATATCCTTCTTCAACAAATTGATTAACAAAACCCATACTTAACGGATTATTTGCAAGGACTAAAGAAGCTTCTAAATTATCTCCTGTTCTATTCATTGCTGCACCTTGATAAATAAAAGATAAATATGTATGACCACTTACATTTGCATCGTATTTTCCATTTTGAAAAGCATGTTGTTCGTTTCCGTTTTTATCTGTAACGGTAACAAAAGCAGTTAAGGCAACAACAGTCATTACATTCCTAACCTTGATCTAGTGCTTCTACTATTCCTTAGTGTAGATAACGTTCTATTTTCTCCAGCTTTAGCTCCTTGAGATGTAGCAGTTGCAATAATTTGTCCTACAGCAGACTTAGGAACAAACTCTTCAGAGTTGAAGTTCAATATAGGCCCAGAGTAATTAACAGTAGTAGAACCTCCTGCACCACCACCTGCATAAGACGAACCAGTCCCAGGTATTACAGCTTCACCTCTAGCACCTGCTGAGTAGCGTTGCATACTTGAAGCCATCTTAGAAGCTGGGATAATATACTCGTCTTCTCCCGCTTCTCCCACGAGTCCCATTGTGGGTTTGGTTGCATATCCTCCAGCAGCAAAAGGTTTGATCCCATTAGCTACATATCCACCTTCTGCAAAAGTAGGAAGAATACTTGTTATTGCAGATTTCAAATACATACTTGCAATCTGTTTAGCGACTCCAGCAAGCGACTCTCCAAGAGATTTAGTGCCATCAATTAACCCCATAATTGCTCCATGTAAACCATCAGCAATTGTTGTTTTTACTTGTAACAAGGTTTCTTCCCAATTTTTTGTATTCTCTTCTCTCTTCTTCGCGGCTGCTGATTCTGTTGCAGCCAAATCTTCTGCTGCCTTTTTCATTGCTGCGGTCATTCCTAAATATTTACCAGTTAAGCGGTCAAACGTACCAACGCCTTCAACCTCATAAGTTTCCCATTGCTTACCAGATTTCTCTTCCCATTTTTTCATTTCTTCTTGTAAAGCAATTGCTCCTTCTATCCCTTGAGCCTCTTCTTTCTTTCCCTCTATCTGAGACGTAAGTTTCTTCGCTAATCTTCTATCCTTCCAACTATCCCCTAATTTACCTAGTTTTTCCTCTAAACGACCAATTTCCACCTCTAATTCTTTTGTTTTCCATGTTGCGTCTTCTATCGAAACTGTTCCGTTCTCAATATTTTTCTTAAATGTATCCATAGGTGTGTCAGCACCTTTGATTTTATTAACAAGCCATTTGATTCCTTCGTATAAAGCCCAAACAGCCGCAACAGCCAACAAGAATTTAGCCGTCAAAGCAACAGCAGCCGCCGTCAAAACTCCTAAACCACCAGCAGCAGCAATTCCTATTTTTAGAGCCGCAAAACCAGCCGCGAGCGAAACAACAGCAGGAGCAACGATAAGAACAGCAGCAGCTAAAGCTGTCACAATAATCGCTGCTTTTTGAATTGCAGGATTTAACTGTGCAAACCAGCCAACCAACGCTGTCATCGCTTTTACAATAGGAGTAACGGCTGGAAGCAGTTGTTTACCAACAGCAACAGAAAGATCTTCCATTGCGTTTTGAAATTCTTTAAATCTTTGCAGCGCACTTTTTGAAACAATTGCTTCAACAGCTCCTCCTCCTTCTTCTTCAATTTTCTTTAAAGCTCTAATAACAACATCTGAAGTAATTTTTCCTTGAGATCCAAGTTCTTTTAATCCTCCAACCGTTGTACCTAATTCATCCGCAATTGGTTTTAATAATGTAGGAACTTGTTCCGCCAAACTTCTAAATTCATCACCTTGCAATCTTCCAGAACCTAATGCCTGAGCCAACTGCCTAAAAGCTCCTGAAGCTTCCGCCGCAGAAACTCCAGCCGTTGTTGCTGCTGTATTAAAGCCAAAGAAAGTTGTTTCAATGTCTTCCATCGAAACACCTAATGGTCTTAATCGGCCAATGATATTTGTAACACTGTCAGCCGCTTCGATGTTTGACATTCCAAAAACTTTTGAAGCTCTTGACGCTATCGCTTGTGCTTTTTCATATTCCCCATATTGCTCTGTTAATAATTTCATCCGAACTTCTAACGCTTGCGCTTTTCCCGCCGTCTGAATTGCATTTTTAGCAAAGAACCCTAATCCTGCTCCTGCAACTAAACTCCCAATATTTAAACCACCTATTGCACGTTTCAACTTCTCCATATCTGTCTGCACTTTCCGCCTTGTCTTCCTTACCTTGTTCCCGAATTTTGTCCAAGCGGTTTCGTTAAGACGCTGGAGCTTGCTTACCGACTTTGCTAATTGCTCTGTTTTAACCTTTAACTTCGCGGCTGCGGCTGCGGCTGGCCCAGTTATAAAATCAAGTTTTACTGAAGCAACAGCCACTTTGTTTCGTTCTTTTTTATTTATTCTAACGATACTTTGCCCGTTTCATCTCGGCTTCTTGTTCTTCGTTTAAAAGATCAAAATAAGCCGACCAAATATACAGCTCTTCTAGCGTTACTTTGTTTACTAATTCAGAAAGCGTATAACCCAGTTCACGAGCAACACCTAACTGCAATTTTGTTAAGTCATTCTTCCTTAGCTCTTCCTTTATTTTTTTGGGTCTACTTCTTCTCCCTTGTCTTCGATAACGGCAAGCATTAATGATTGTAAATCAGTATCTCTAACTTCGTTCTTTAACTCAGCAGTATGACCAGCAGTAAAAAGCCTTTGACCATTTTCATCGGTAGCCTTCTGCACAAACAAACGCAAAGCAAAAGCGTTTAAATCATCTTTGGTGCCTTTCTGTGCATATTCTCTTTCTGCCATTGTTAAAGGTGTTGTCCAAAATTCAAAAACATCGCCATTGGATAAAGTAACTTCTTTTTTCGTAGAAGTTAAATTTGCGGCCTTTTTTAAACGCTCTAAAGGACTAAGAGACTTTGCCTTTGGTGATGCCATTTCAAATAATTGGGGTTGTATATACAAATTTAGACAATAAAAAACCCCTTAGCAATAGACTAAGGGGTGAAATAACACTATTAAGAAGAAGAACTTAAATCAAATGCTGGAGCACCTGTTGGCC